CAACCTCAGTGGCGCCCCTCTTTGGAGTAATCTAAAGCGAGGCCTTAGATGGGATCCAGGAATTAATTATAGAATTGTTTAAGTAACAACCTATTCTTAAGATATAAGATCTATTTATATTTATTATAGATTATGTATCCAACGTTTCTTGATACTTCTTACATCAAATAAATTATTAAGTGGCAGGATTCACACCTGTTCAAGACGATAATTAATTCAAAGAGACCATGAAAGTTAGGTGTTATATCGTTAACAACATTACGGTATCACTTGACATATTCATTTACCAACCATATTTGCTGGCTATTATAAAGTCACGTATTAAATATGGTCTTACATTCTTTCGAAGATCTTTTGTTTGTCTTGGTTCAAGATCATATGACATAGTAAAGGTTGAAATATCTTCTCTAATATCAAGTAATTTCTGATATAGAGCTGATGGATTCTCCTCACACTGTTCATTTGCTTCATTTATCATAACATCATATTTTGCTGTAACGACATCTTGATCAGTTTCAATGAAACCGATGGATACTCGATCTAGTAAAATATAGAGTGTTTTATAAAGTGAAGGATCTATTCCTTTGATAAATTCAAGAGCTTCTTTTGAAAGGATTTTGGTAATAACTCTTTTAGTATCATATATGGTTTCTTTTTCAAGAAATTTTAGAAGTTTAGGCGAGTCTATAGGCAAGTTTAATATTGCTTTAGGAATTGCAGTAAATTTCTCCATATATGTATTAATTTCGTTACTTATACCATTTATAAGATAGTGTATCAACCCACCATTCACTGATTCCATTCTTTTATTATAATTACTTATAAAGAAAGAAGTTTCCTCTTCGGAAGTAGTAGGAATATTAATCATTTGATTATATTCTTGCGAAAATAATTTCACAATATTAAGCATTGTCATCTGTAATGGTACTCTAAAATCTAGAGAAATACCCCCTTCTTCCGAAGGATCCACAGTTGATGCAACTGCTTGTTCATACGTTATGGCGTTAGAATTAACAAAATAACTAAGAACGTTCAACAATGATGCATTCAGAATTGCTGATGATTTAACATCTAGCTTTTCTAATGTATCATGTTTCCAATCATTACCTAATAATATATTTAATATATCGTTAGGCGATGTTAACAAACCTTTACGACCTAAACTTATGATAGTAGTTATTCTCCCGTTCATCGAGTTTTCAGCTATAAACTGACCCCAAGATAAACCAGAAACATCAATACCATGTAACGAAGTACGTTTTGCGAACTCCGCTGCAGCAATATTGTCACTAATCATAGATTTGGAAGGATTAGTTTGCACACCAAGATCGGACATTATCTTCATATATTCAGAATAAACTTCTGAATTGAAAATAACAAGATCGTCTCCGAGTATTTCATAATCTTCATACCATTTAGTGTATGGAAAAAGCCGTCTAGCAATCACTTGTAGAATCAAATGATGCGTTAACGCTAACATTGCGAAGGATGAATAACATCCCATTGGTTGACCACATCCGTATTTAACTGATTTAAGGCCTACTGGTGTATATGAATTGGTACCTATAATATGATATGATCTATTTACAATAAGATCAGCCCAAGTTGTTCCGAAATCCGATCCAAAGATACTAGTTAGTATACCTTCTTGCAATGCAATAGGTAACCTATCAGTAGCCGCAGAGAGATCAACAGAATAACCCTTACCAAAACGAAGAGATTTAACTCTAATTCTGGCAAAAGCTGCGTCTTGATCAAATGTACCATCATTTGGTAATTTAGCGAGGAAAGCAAAAAGCAATTTATGCAACGGTTTCAATAGAGACTGTGTCCATAAATCAACAATTGCAATTACTCTTAATTTTCCTGCAGCTTCAGGTAAGAAACTCAGTTTTGCAGAAACGATATCTTCCAACTCTCGGTCTTGTGGAGAAAATACTACTTTAGGACCTGTTCTTTCGAAAGAAGGAATAGGAGCTAAGTTAAGCATTTTCTGCCAACCCCAAATTTTGTAATCAAAAACTGTATTACGAATTTGTTCTTCAGAAAACATATCATTAAAATAATCTCTAATGAGGTTATTCTCACGATTATCTTCTGTTAGAAGAGAAGTAAGTTTATCATTACTACAAAAACGACTTATTCCAGTAAGTTCACCAATAACTCTAACTGCTAAACCAGCATAAATGCTTGGATTTAGTGTGGAATTAGTAAGTGTACAATATCTTTTATAAGCCTCAAAAGTTTCAACCTCTTTAAGGAGTGCCAAAGCATCTAATAATACGCCTTGAAAGGCTATTTTAGTGTTAGGACCTCCAGCTAAAGATTTAACTAAAGTTGTAGCAGCTAAATTTTCCAATTTAAGGTCATGAAACCAAGATGAATTCTTATTAAAATGGAATCCTATTAGGTTATGTACCTCATATATTAAAGATATTACAGAATCCTCATTACCCATAAATTTATCAGTTATAGTTTCCAACTTTAATTTTCTAGGTGCTTCAAGCACTCTATATATATTAAAAATTGAGAACCATAATTTAATAACTTTATAATTACCCGAATTAATAAGAAATCTATCATGACGATTAATAATCGCAGGAAGACCATTAATAAGACGAGGTAAAGGTAAATCAGGTTCAATCGCACGAAGCGATCGTAATTTCTTACCAGAAATCTGTTGTTGTAAACAAACAGAACAAGCCTTCAACCATTTAACTACATATGTAGATCCATGATTGTTATACGTTTTAAATAATAGTTTTACAAAATTATTGAATGAACGTAGTCTAAGTGATACTCTCTGTGTCTTCAATGTTAATCTAAAAATTAATTTAGAGAAACGTTTAAACATAGACAATAAAGATTTCTCTTTATTGAGCGAAAACATTGTTGAAACTTTTACAATACCCTTTGTAGGTCTCATTCTGGATTTAATAAATTTTGAAAAGTTATTAATATTCATTGTGATTTTTATAAAGTGTGATTGTTCTTATTGGCAATAAGATTAGAAGAATACAACAACTGAGCTGTTCTTTATATTTCTATAAAGGACTCCAGTTATCGGAGGTGCCACCTTCAACTTATCAATCATTAGCATTTCTGCGTAATTTTGAAAAAGTTTATAATGAAATAGAGAACGGAAAGAACTCTATACTAGGTTAGAAGAATTAAGGAAAACTGGTTGGAAAGTTAATGAAACCAACCTTGAAACACTTCCGCCTAAAGCTCCGGTAGCCGCCC